ATCACTAACAATATTTTGTCCTCCTAAGATAACACTATTTTGTGAACCTGATTGGATTGTATTTGTAGTACCTCCAATGATTACACTTCTATCTGTATCAGTACCATTTAGAGTATTGTTATCACCTCCAATAATAGCACCTTTTCTATGTCCTGAAACAGATGTGTTTAATTCACCACCTGCTAATACTGTATAGTCGGTTTGACAATTCAAATTATTACCACCTAACATTGCGTAGACGTAGCCACTACCATTAGAATTAACTAAGCCACCAGCAAAATATGCTGTTCCGCCAATGTTGTTTCCTTGTCCTCCAGCAAAAGCTCCATAGGTTCCTCCAACAATATTGTTGTATCCACCCATAGCACCAAGGTTAGTTCCTGTTAGAGTGGTTTGTTCACCACCAACAATTACGTTACGGAAACCACTTACTGAATGATATTCACCACCTACAGCAACGTTAGTTCCTTGGTTATCACTTACTGTGTTATTTCTACCACCTAATGATGCGTTAACATTTCCTGATACACTATTGTTGTGTCCTCCAAAAATACCTGAACCGCTTTGTCCAGTCATTGTATTTAAAGATGGAATACCAATATTAACTCCACCTTCTACTACTAATGCTTCATCTGAACTAGGAGCAATAGCACCTGTAATATGAACTGGTGAATCTGTCCTTGTAACAGCACTTGCTGATGTTGGGTTTAAGTATAAATCACCATTAGTATCAATCTCTAACATTGTGTTAGTAGAATCGATTTTAGCGTGACCTCTTTGGGTTTCAAGTCGTACTAACGTTCCATTAGTTGCTGTATCAAGAACTCTAAAAATCTTTAATTCACCTGCTCCTGTATCACTACTTATTTCTAATGGGAAGGTTGTACCTCCTGTTGTATGCTTTCCAACAAACCACGCTGCTGGGTTATCGGAACCACCTAAATCACTTTGGGTAACTTTTAACGTAGCATCACTTAAAAATACATCTCTTCCTGATGCTGTATTACCTGTATCTAATACAGTTTGTAAAGAAACACCACCCTCTAAATAAGAAGCTGTGGATGCGAATGATGCTGAAATTGCTGTGTCACTTGATACTGCGTGTGAAGCTGAAGTAGCTAATAATGATGTTGTAGCAAATGATGCTGATGTAGCACTAAATGCGAAATCACTTATTTCACTATGTGAAGCAGATGTTGCTGTTGATGCGTATGATGCTGATAGAGATGATGTGGCAAATCCCGCTACTTCAGCATACAAAGCATATGATGCTGTTGCTGGAACGTTTAATGCTACATCCGCTACTAATGCGTGTGATGCTGATGTGGAAGTCTGCGCATATGACGCAGAAATATTTAATGAATCAATGTCATTGCCTAATCCATCAGTAAGTTCTGAACCCGATATCTGTGTTAGATATTGGAATGATGCTGAAATAGGTAAGTTTGTTAAGTTACGTCCCATTATTTTATTCTATGTTTGAACCCCAAGGGTATTGTGAATATGCCGAATTAGTTACACGTAAACCTGCTTCTTTAGCCCACTTATAATTACCTGCTTGCTTTGTACTTAAATTAAATACAATTGGTGAACGATATTGTGTGCTGTAATCTGGGTTTTGTTCGTATGCTTTATTATTTTCACTTAGTTCGGGGAATGTGTTTTCATTCTCTGAAATATATTGTGATAGTTTCTCTGCGTAGAACTCTTGTTTATTTTCTACACTTTGTCTTTTTACATTAAATAAGCTTCTATCTACTTCAATACTATTTTCACCGCCTGTAGGTGTCAAAAGTCCGTTATTTCGTGGGCGTATATAAATGGCCTCTAATGTTTCATAGTATGCCGCATATAATAAGAAGTCCTGTACATAATCGTTTACTAACGTTTCATAAGCACTACTAGTCCATACAGGTCCAGCATCAACTTGTGATAAAAGAGACTTATATAGTTTAGTACCAATGATACGCTGTAAGTGAATGTCTTGGGCTTCACGTATTGCGTTTTTGATTAAAGCAGTATCTAGATTATCATTTACGTCTGTAAACTCTCTAAACTTAGCTTCTGAAAGTAAAAATGTACTGGTCATAATAAAGGTAGTTCTGTGATTGGTTCGTCAATAATCCCTGCTTCTGCTTCTCTATCTGCCTGTTCAATATCAGCTTCTAAACCAGCATCATCACCTACTTCAGCTTCTGTAGAAGTTACTACATCGTATTCTTCTTCTCCATCATTAAATAACTTAAGTTGTTGTACACCTAAAGTAATTTCTAACGCGGGATACATCGCTTCTAACAGCGTTTCAAAGCAGTATAATATATCTTGCTGGAATGGACGAATAACTGTGTTTAATAACAGTAAATACGCGTCTATCGTTTCATCTCTACCACCAAGTTGCCCTGGAGTTTTGATACCAAGAATCATTGGAGAAGTAATGCGATGGGCAGTTAATATCTTTTGTACTACCATTTCATTCACATTGTAATAGTAATCATCAGCTCCATTCTGTGGAATAGGAGTAATTACAGGTGCGTTTTCTGGGGAATCAACATCCATATACATTAATGAACCAGCATTGTTGGAACCTGCGTATTGGATTTGAAGCATTCTTTCAATGGCTTCTCTTTCCTCTTCATTAGCACCTGTAAAAGTAGTGATTGATAAAGATGGAGCTAAACCATTTTTAATATTGTTAATGTGGAAGTTATCCACTTCTGTATCTAAATCTATTACCCTTAAAGCACCTACATAATCAGGTAATGGGTAATACTTCATACCAGGACGATACGGATTATACACGTATACTTGACGTGGCTCTGCTTCGTTGGTATGGTGGTTGAAAACAGGGAGGTATGGCAAGTTTTCCACTGACCTTCCTGTGTATCTATATTCTGTAGCCCATTCATCACTTACGTAATATCCTGGGATTTTACCTCTATAGTTTTTCTCTTTTGCTCTTAAGAACGAATAATCAATATGGTATACTTCTGCTATTGCTGTTCTGGATTTATTCCAAATAACTTCTAAACTAAAGCCACCATATAGTTTGTAATCTTGGGCTACTTTTTTAAATAAGCTATTCCAAGTTTCTCCATCTCTGTTTGCCTTATCTAAAACATATTCTGGTGTAGCTACTAATCCTTCACCTACAATGCCGTCCACAATAGCGTTTACACAAGTATTGTGGATAGAACTGTTATTATATAGTTCAATTAATTGGTCTGGAAATGCGTTAAACTCTCCAAACTTAACATAGTCTTTTCCTTTTTCTTCTCTAATATAGACTCTGTCACTTACTTGTTTGGTGATGTTTGAAAACTTAAGTTTATCCATTGTAAGTAGTGTATGTACCGTTTTCGTTCGGTGATAAATATTGTGTTATGCTAACCTCGTTACTTCCTGAAACATAGGCTCTATCTGAATATAATAAATCTACTAATGTAATGATTTCATCACCTACACTCTTCCACATATCAGTTTCTAATGTCCAAGTTTTATAGGCTTCGCCCCAAGTGACTTCAACTGTTACTTCTGTAGCTTTATAAACATCAACATCATATTGTCCTGAAGGTGTAGGAACTACTGAACCACTATTCTCTATTACTAACCAACTTCTATACTGATTGGGAACTGAAGTGGCTGTAACATCAAAAACACCATTACTATTGTCATATGATTGACTGTATTGGATTCTTAATGTATCATAATATCCAGAACCAGTATTAACTGTATCTAGATAAACAGCATTTGTATTTGTAGCTTCTGATTTATTAAACTGTAGCATAAAGTTATCAACTAAAGGTTAGGGGGTCACGTTATTTTAACGAAACCCCCTTCCTTATTGTTATTTTATTAACCTAAAGTGATACCACTAAGAGCATCACTTAAGCTTCCTGATATTTCAGAAGCGGGTTCTGGTTCTTGACCAGTGAAGGTTAAAGAATAGCCGTTTAAGTCGCCAAAGGCAGTTCCGGTCGCGCCGGTTCCACTTAACAACTGAACACCATTTTCCTCGCCTAAGAGCCAGTATTTACCAACACCGTCTTCCGAGCCGTTGTTAGTTTCTACGATTACTTTTAAGTCTGGATTTTTAGCTAATACTCTAATCTGATTACGTGTTGAAGATTGTAGTTTGAAGAAAACAGCATTTACTGTTTGTTCATAGAATACAGTTCCGTTTTCGGGAGTTGCGTTGATACCTTCTGTGAAATCAGAAGTTTGACGGAACAACTCGAACTGGAAGAACTCTCCACTTCCGGTAATACCGGAAATTAACCCTTCACTTGCGTCTGTAACGCTGGTAATAGAACCAGATAGAATGTAAAGATTCTTAATACCACCGGTATTATCGCGGCAGCCTAAAGTAAATCCTGAAGTAATATCACAAGTTGACATATTTTAATCTGGTTTATTTTGATTTGTGGGGGCCGAAGCCCCCACTTATCAAAGGGTTATTATTTACGCTTGGTCGTTTGACACCCAAAACTCTGGGTAAGCAATGTTTACACCAAGTTTAGTAGCAATACGGTGACGCAATTGGTCAGTATTGATGTCATACCAAAGTTGAAATTCGCTGAAATCCGACATCAAGTCAGTACCAGCAACAATCTGCTTAGCAGGTCCTAATACTACGCGGCTTGAACCATTCAAACCAGTAGTACCTACAACCTTAACACCTGGAGAGAATGGGTAAGCCATTTCCAAGATGCTTCCTCTGTTTGATACAGAAGATGGGTCAAAGTAGAAGTTGTTAGCATTGCGAAGAGCAGTAACATAGTTACGGAAACCTTGAACAGACATAAAGAATGTAAGGTCTTCACGGTCGGCTACATCCGAAGACAAGTTAGCCAACATATCATCCATTACGTCAAGTGCTGTAGCAGCTGTGATAGCTTGTGAACCTGAACCAGCAGGAACTACTACACCAGCAGTTGAACCAGAGATGATAGTTTTAAGACCAGTACCGC